ACCAAAATCCTTGTACAATAAATCTCCATCCCAATATATGATAACGCATGAAGGTTCTTTATCCTTGCGAAATTCACTGCTGAACTTTTTATTGAGTTCTTTGAAATTTCTGCAATATGTTCTGAATAGTTGATAGCTGTTTATCTTCTTCAGAATGTTCTCCTTCGTCAGAGATTTATCTCCTTGCGTAAACATATTTCAGTTATTAAAATGGATCTGAATCGGCTTTGGTTTCTTGTGCATCAGCCATGACTGTCGGCTCTTTCCACTCTTGGAAAGTAAAACTGTTCTGGAAATCTTCTTTAGGAGGATATCCTGATTCAGTTTGTGATTTAATATGAGCTTCCCAGTAATTGGTTCTCTTGTTGGTAGCTCTGTCAAAATATCTTCCATAAACCGCCTGATATTTTCCATCTCTGACGGTAAGAAGAACTCTCACTTCATTTGTACCTGCTCCTGAAAGGAGAGATCTCAATTCGCTGTAATCGCCAAGAAACAGAGCATCAAACTTATCAAGTTTTGCTTCGTCATTTGGACTGATGTTCAGCCAGTTAATAAGAAAATTGTGAAGGTCGGCTTCTCCGACTTTAGCGGCTCTTGCTGTAGAAGCATCAAACCACTTCAAACCTGCTGGTGCTGCGTCAGGAGTACCCCATGCAGTACGACCAAAATTATTTATCCATTCTGCTTTCGTACCATCTACATTTACTCTTGGTTTGTTTTCGAGGAAGAAAGCAAGCTTGGTTCTCATTGAATGCTCTTTATGAGCAAGATAAAAATCCAGTCTCAGTTTTTTTACTCCATCTTCGGTAGTTGCATACACTGGCTCTGCCTGTGGTTTGTAACCAAGAGCCTCTAACTGCATTTTGTTTGGATTTATTGCAACCACTTTCATGTTTGCAAGTCCGGTATACAATTTACCTTCCTGAACAACTTGTTTTTCTGATGAATTTGGATTAAAACTCATGTTTTCGTTATTTAAAAGTTAGAAATATATATTAGCCTTGATAGTATTCATCTATTTTCTTTATTACAAGAAGAAGATCATTCGGAATATTTAATTCCGAAAACATACCTTTTGGCGATTTGCTCGTTGTTGAGCCGTCATTCTGAGTTATAAATCTGTATTCGAGTTTTCCTGTTTGCTGATCCTTAACGATATCTGTAAATAATACTACTGTAAACAATCCTTCAAGTGTAACTTTCTCATCCAACATCTTCATATTATCCCAATATTTCTATTAGGTATCGACTATATCTTTATTTTTATATTTCCAGATAAAACCTTTATAGGTTTTTAATCTACCTGTACAAGCAGATGATATATTTCCTCTGAAATAACCTGTTTGTTTTGAAGCTTCTGTAAGTGTTAAAAACGTGTTAATTAACTTAAGATTAAGATCATATTGTTCTACTCCACCATTACTTTTTTTAATAATAGTTTCAATAGAATATTTCTTACCTAAGTTTATGTTTCTTAATTTCTCTCTAGTTGCTTCTGACAATACTTTTCCTTGATGTGATTTTGATATTTTATCAGACCATTTTGAATAGTCAATTTCACCTGAATCTATTCTTCTTTTTAATGACTGTCTTCTTTTTTCTATTGATTGTTTAGAAAAAAATTGGTTTTGATTTCCATCTCCACCTTCAGTCATATTTATAAGATTAAAATTCCAATGTTTAAATTGGTTGATCCAGTATTTTTCTAACCATTCCCAATCATCATCTGTTGTTTTATCAAGTAATTCAATAACAGGTTTTAAATCTTGCTTCAATAAGGACATTATCCAACTGTTTTTATGACTTTTATTGTCTCCTTTTTTAGCTTCACTAATATGTGATGCAAGTCGATATTCAAGTTTTGAAACTGTTTTTCCTATATATCTTATTTCTAAGATAATAGGATGTGATAATGTATAGATTTTAATTGTTTTCATCTTACAAATTTAATAAAACAATTGGTAAGATGCAAGATTTTATATAAAAATACTCACTGTTTCCAAATATATTTCTATAAATGTACTCTCCTTCACGGAGATAGTCTGTGAACGTTCTCCATCCTACAGGAGCTTCGCTGCTGATTGTCCAATCTGCATAATTTTTAAACATTCATAGTATAATTTCTCTACTATTGTAGTTTATGCAGCTCTAAGAATATTCCAGCAATTAAATGAGTTTAGGCAAGTTGTTTGTTCACCAATTGTTTTGATTTTTCTTTTCGGAGGATAAGTATCTACCATATTCTCATCGTGACTCAGGATGAATACCTTCATGTTTTCTCTCAAACTCTTAGCGGTATTAATAACATCCCATGCATGACGACCAATGTCGGTAAACTTCTGCCATCCCTGTTCTGCAGAACGATTCATAAACTCTGAACTCATGAGATACTGAAAATCATCTATCACGATGGTTTTGATCTCAGGTCTCTTTTCAGAGATATGGTTCAGTGCTTTTACGATCTTTGCAGAATCATTGCTGACATAGAAATTTCCTCCTTCCAAAGTAAAGGGAAGGTAAGCCTGTTTCCAACCCCTGAAAGGAAGCGGTTTACCAACAATGTTGATAATAACCGTTTCCTTAGGGTTGAGGCTTTCAATGGAAGTTGATTTCCCAGTACCAGTTTGACCTACTACTGCAATAATTTCACTCATGTTTCTAATTTAAAAAGTTCCAACTCCAATTTGCGTGACTGTAATAACCAATCACTTTTGAAAATGCCTTTGTTTGTCTTAATGTGAATCCATTTAATTATCTCTTCATCTATTGGTTTATCTGCGATGATTAATTGACGCAACGTACTCCTGTAAAAGTTTCCGCTACCAATATTAAAGACGAAATGACCCATTGCTAAAAGCTGAATATGTTCAAGATCTGTCACTTTCTGGACATATGCGATTGCACTGTCCAAATCCTGACGTAATAATCTGTCTGCTTCAGCTTCAGTTAATGGCTGGTTAAAGAACTCACTTGTTTTAATAGCGTGTCCATATCCAATTGTTAGAATTCCACCGGGACAATAATACATACTGTCCATAAATCCCTCCTGACGTTTGATTGAGTTTACAACTGTCTCATACATCTCTCTCCATTCTAACATTTGAATAAACTCTTGTAATCCTTTCTCTCTCGTTTCTTCAGTTACTGCCATACACGGAGCTAACAGAATATTCAAGTTAATGACAAAGAACGCAAGAGTAAACAGTACACGTTTCTTAACGTTTACTCTCATAAGCATTTTGTTTAGTTAATACTGATCAATCAAAGTCTCTGACCTGATTGATATGTAGGAGATTTCTCATTTTTCCAACGAAGGGGTCTCCATCCCTTGTTTTGATATAGTGCCAATAAATTAAACCCTCTACTGGTAAATCCAACTGTCCATATGTTTTAATGTTCAACATTTCAGGACGATGGGTAATCATAAATACATCTGAATATTGGTATAATGCATCTGCTCCAAAAACATCTGATTTCTGAGGGTAGTGTAAGTTTTTATTCTGGATTCGTTCTACGTTTTCTATATTCCTGTTAAGCTGGCTTACGATAACATATGATGATTTAATCTTCTTCTTCATTTCATTGAACATTGCAGCAAGCTCGTAAAGAGTTTCAAGCTGATTCTGCTCACCAAGCTTCTTTACCAATATACTATGGTCAAGAGTTACTAAGATACCTCTGTCGAGGTTCTCAGGCATTTGCATGGCAAAATGTTCAATAGTATTTTTGATTTCCTGCACTGTTCCCGGTATATCTACATACCATACTGGTGCATCAATAATCTGCTTTGTATAATCTACTGCCTTTGCATATTCCTCTGCAGTCATGTTTCTTTCTTTCTGGATAAGATCTGCACTGTAGAGTTGTTTAACTGTTTTATTAAGACCTTTTGATATCTTTCTACCAACAAGTCTTCTTGCCACCATCTCAAAGTTAAATGAGAGGACAGCGAATTTTTCATTAGGATTCAATTGAAATAATCCTGTTTCCAATTCATTAAGAATAGCAGTCTTTCCACTACCACTCATACCTGCAATTGTAATGATACTTCCCCATTCTACACCATCCATTCCTGCTTTATTAAAACTCGACCAAGGGGTTTTAAGTGATTTGATGTGACCATCCAATCTTCCTTTGATGTATTTTAATTCTTGTCTTGCAGCGTCTTTGATTGGTATGAAAGGTAAAACTTTACATGATTGTTCCGCCATAGATACGAACTTCTTCTTTATTTGGTTTCTCTCTTAATGTCTCACATTCCGAGGCAAGATTAGATCCTGCATCTTTTTTGTCAATAAAATAATGTGCTTGTTGCATATAAGTGTAACCTCTGACGGCAAATCTTTCAACATATCTTTTTGTAGCCTCAAATATCTCTTCCTTGGAATACTCGTAAGTGGCTACAAATTTAACCATTTTCTTTAAAACTTCCAACTTATTGCCACGATACCTGTAACCTCCTGCGTTTACACCTTCTGGAAATATCTTTCTCCAATCGTCAATCCACAGTGCGACATCAGGCATCGCTTTTCTTTTCTTCTTGGACAGTTTTGCAAATAAATCTTCTCCTCTTTTACGAAGAGAGATATCTTTTGCATCAGAGCCGTGCCACTTTAAATAACCATATGATTCAAGCTTTTTGATCATTTGAGAAAATGTCATAAAATCCTCATCATAACAGTTCTTTAAAACGGCTTCTTCGTTCTGATAAACTAAAACCAAGAGAACAAACTCGAAGAATGTTATATCAAGCTTGTTCTCAAGGTAGAGTGTTACATATTCATTATTCATGTTGCATAAGAATGTTTGTGTATGAGTATCGCATCTTCAGTTTCAATGAAGTTCATATCGTCCTCATAACGTTTGTAAATAAGGTAATCATGAATATCTGATTCTGTGTAGTTTGTTCCAAACTTACTGTTAAGCAAGTCACATAGCATCTTCGGATTCTGGAAATTCTCCTTCGGATATTCTTCCTGAAGCAATGCTACCAAAGGCTCTATCTTCGTCTCTGAAGTTATCGCCTTTAATGATTCGTTCTTTGTAGTCAAATCCATCGTGAAGAAATATTTCACTGTCAAAATACTCTGCATCCGACAAATCAAAACCTTTGACCATCTGTTCAAACCAGCTGTCAGCTTGAGTTCCGCTTACACGTATGATCCACATTTCTGCGACATCCTCAGTTCCAAGCCTGTCTAATCTTCCTTTCTTTTGTTTCGATTGTGTTGCAGATCCTATATACGATTCCATTATTGCATGAGTTGCACCTTTAAGGTTTAACCCAAGCGTTAAGGAACGACAGCTTCCAAGATCACGTATTGTACCCTCATTAAAACCATCTATAAGTTCCTGATTACGGTCCTTATGGTTATTTGAATGAACAGTATTCTTAGTAATCTTATCAGCCTGAGCAGTTAATTCGGAAAAGATTAAAACCTTTGCTTCCGGATTATCTCTGAGGATTCCTTCTTTGATTTTCTTTGCAATCATTGCTGTGGACGGTAAATTCAACAGGAACTCTTTTCTTGCTCTGATGGAATTAAGATACATCATTGCTGCAAATTTCTGTTCTTTTGTTCCTCTACCATTCCAAAACCATTCTCTTGCATCGTCAAACCAATTATCAGAACCTTGTGCAATCATTCGTTTCTGACCCGATTTGATACGTTCAGTAAGATACGTATAGTAATGAAGTTCTCCTTCCTGCATGGTCTTCTTCCCGACCTTTACAGTAACATTCACAGAATCATCCAGTGAATGGTTCACAATGAAGAATTTCGTTTTGTTTATCAGTCCATCTTCAGCACTGTCATAATATTCATAGATGATCGGACAGTATTTCTTGTAGTAGAAACCCTTGTCGTTCTTAGAAGTTATGTCATGTGTAGCCGTAAGACCAATCAGATATTTATGTTGTGTTCTTTCAAATAAAGCCGAATATTCAGGTGTCATCATTGTGTGAATCTCATCTGCTATGATCAGGTCAAATTTCTCATTCTTCCATTTGTAGGCGGTTTGAACATTTTCAATAACTATCCATACATATCTCTCAGTACCCTTAATTCTCCATCTCTTTTCAGAGCGAAGGGGGGCATCAATCAGACCCCACTTACGCAATTCTTTTCTCCAGTTATCCTGTAGATTTGTGCGGGGTGAGGTAATCAGAACAAAATGTACATCTTCTGTTTCTCTGATAAAGTCTATTGCTACCTTGGATTTTCCTGTTCCAGTAGACAGACAAATAGTTCCTTTATGAAGCTTTTTGAATTTCTCCAATGCTTCCCTTTGTACTTGTTCCTTGGTTGTTATTTCCATAATTTAGTTTTTTAATTATGCTTACAATCTCACTTCTGTAGTTCTTATTAGTATCTATTTCGTTTCGCACTGTTTTTACACTATGCAGAATTGTAGTATGATCCTTATTATAGAAATCTGCTACACTCTGATAAGTAAATTTAAATATGGCTACTGCTATGTAATGAGCTACCTGACGAGGTTTCGTCGATATTCTTTTACGGGATTCTCCTCCTCTCATTATTGAAGGATCAACATCATAATATTTTGATACAACCCAGTTAATATAAACTAATCCCGGTCTGAAAAGATCAATACGTTTTTCATTTTCGTTCATTATATGATCTCTTCTGTATTTATGATAGGCTTTGAGTACATCATCCCATTTAATCTCATTTACATCAATAGCGACATTCAGGAATCGCAGAACAAATTCTCCGAATCCTGTTAAGCTCTCTCTTTCTACTGCCATATTAAAATAGTTTTAGTTGTCCTGAATAAACTGCATTCTTAATCTTATTCGCTTCAGCTATATAAAACGAGTAATCTATATCATAATCTTTCATTTCTTTCTTCTCATACCTGTTGAATATTGTAGCAAGCTTTCCTACATTCAATAGGATTTCACGCCTGTCTTCAGTATTCTTTTTTAACAGTGTACTGCCTTGTTTAGAAATATAATATCTGATGGTTTTCTGTTGTCTTTCTCTGAAGCGATCTCCATCCTGAACAAATTCTCTCCATATTTCCCATCCTGCATGTGCTCTGAAACTTAAACAATAATCATATATATCAGCCTGATAGTTATTAAGTATTGTTTCTTCAATAGGAATATTGTCGAGATAATATAAATGCAGAGCTTTAGGTACAATTCTCATTGACCAATCCTTATTATATGCAATAGCTCCATTCTGCATAGGGACAATTTCAAAGCAACCTTTTGGTTTAACTTTACCTTCTGTGGTTACAGCAAGATAATTATTTCATTTCTGTTATCTCTGATTTCTCAGAGTGTCGGACTATATCTTCAATTTTAACTCTTTCTATTATTGTATTTTTATAAATAACAATATTACTTTTCTTTTTATAAAAAGTAGCTTGTACATTTTGAAATCCTAATTCTTTTAATTGAGTATAATCAAGTAATTCATTATTTATTTTATATAAATATTTTGTTTTTAGTTTGGAAAACAATTCTGATTGTATTTTATTTCTTTCAGGATTACTTTTCCAATTAGCTGATAGTTTCTTACCGTGATCTTTTCTGATACCTTTGGACCATTCTTCTTTAAGTCTATTAGATATTTTTGTAGATGTTTCTTTATGAACTATCATTCTTGAATCTGAATCTGATCTCAAATTATAGCCATTATCTAATGAGTTATAAATACTCATCCAGTATAATTCTCGTTTAGCTACTAATTCTTCATCTTCTTCAAGATACTCTAAAACAAAATATTCAAAATTAAATTCACCATATTTTACCCAACTTCTAAGTAGATAAATATTTTCATTATCTCTTTGATTTTTTAGATCATAGAGATGTTGATGAATTCTCTTATAAATATTTTTTGATTTACCGATATAAACTTTATTATTGATTAAATTTCTAATACAATAAATTCCACATCGTTGATGTTTAATGTCTGGTTTCATACTTTTATCTTTTTGTAAAGATAAGAAATATAATTGTTAAAACCAAACAAAGTTAATAATTGCCTTGCACTTCCACACTTAAGTGTACTCTACTCACTTCCGTATTAATTTATACGTGTTTTCGATAGTCTCTGCTCCTTCCTTATTTCTAAGGCTTGGATCAGGATTGCCTTCAATATTACTTGTTAAGGTTTCCCTGAGTTCACAAGGTTAAGACGCAAATAATTCTACGTCTCTTATGACCATTTTACTGTACTCTGCATATTCAAGAGTCAGTCTTGTCATTTCTTCCCATCTCTTGCATAATGATAATAACAGATCTTTATCTGTTCTTTTGACTTTCACTGTTATACCATCTGTATTAATCTGCAACATTGTAAGATCTTTAATATTGTCAACAAATGTCTCTGCCAGTATTGATAACAATAATTGACCATTAATTGTTATTTGCATAGTATATTTGGGATCATAAAATAAGCTGAACTTATCATTTGATTTACCATATACACCATTCAATGCAAGTTTTAATCCTGAGTTTGTTGCCTGATCTCCTTCTTTCTGAGCTTTCATCCTCTCCTCAAACAATTCTTCATATACATCTACGAACTCTGGTCCGAGATGCTGAGGATAAAATCTATTTTTAATAGCAAGATTTGGATAATATGATTTGACATCTATATCCAGTATCATGTATTCTTCATCTTCATCATATATTCCGGGTTCGATACAGCCGTGAATCCCACCTGTACCATAATCATATTTGAATCCTTTATATATGACTGACTTTTCAAAAGCATTATATGTAGTTTCAATTACTGTCGATTTTAAGTATTCCAATAACTCATTGAATTCTTTGGAATTGAAATAGATATAAGGTGATATACAATCTCTTAAATCTATAAAATGGCGATATGTTCTCATATCCCTGATAAATTTATAGCTCCATTGTTTCTTGGCTGCTATCTGTCTTCCGAATATCTCCTGACCAATCTTTGGATCATTTGCATTCCTTAAATTGATATTGTATTTATGTCCGAGCTTCTTTCTCAGCTCAATCATATTTTTTGTAAGCAAATAAAATGCATATGTTGCTTCAACATCATTGAGATTATAAGCAAGTATTAATTCTCCTTCTTCAGGTAATATTTCGTGATCAGGATCAAACGGTATGTCCTGCACATTATCAAATCTGATTGCTATTTCAACAGCTTTCAAGCTTGTATGTTTAGCTTTATTATCAAAGTGATGTATTCTGTATAAATCAAGTTGTGGTATTATTACTTCATTCTCAGGTACTGCACTATATTCTTCCTGTAATATTGAATTCATATCTTCTACAAGCAATGTATTAATCATATCAGGATCTGGTGTTATAATACCATGTGAGTATCCTTTCATCATATGCATTAGAGTATGTAATAACGGGTAATCAAAATTCACATTATTAAATCCTATTAATCCTGCTACTTCTTCATTTAAAAATTTATAATATGCTTCTATGTCGTTTCGTGGTTTAGAAATCACGAATTGTCTGATATCCTGAGGATTATCTCTATCCTTAAACGTGCAGCAATGGTAATTCTTGAACTGCTCGATATCGTAGACCCATACTTGTTTGACATTAGTGCTCATAATAAATTATATTAGAATTAATAATAAAGGAGTTCCCCCTCATAATTGAGAGGGAATCTCCTTAATTGCTTTGGACATTATTTCTTGTCTGCAGCAGTCTGTGTCTGGAACTCCCTGATGGCTGCATCTTCAGTCTCCACATCATGCTTGATGTAAGAATCCTGAATGTCAGAACCTTCAGCGACAACCTCGGTTTTCCACACAATGGCTTCACCATTCTTGGTAAGAACTTCACCTGTGGTAGGATTGACCTTCTCACGGTAACCCTGATTTGCAGGAGCTTCCGACTCCAGCTTTTCAATGGTTACAATCCTGTGAGGACCAACCTTTGCGGAGAAGTCATCACCTTCCTTGAGACCGTATTCCTTGATCATGTTTGTCAGATCAGCAACACGCCCGACAACAAAGCCGACCTTGTTTTTGACATTCATGAATCCATTGGACAGAGCTGCTACGGTTGAGATCAGCATAAGTGAACCGAATTCTGGTTTGTTAGGGTTAACCCTGATTAAACCGTTGGCTGTCAGTTCGTTACCAGCCTTTGCTTCCCATTTTGATACTTTAAGTTTCATGGTACGTTGTTTTTAAAATTAATAAATCATGTTAATAACATCTGCAAGATCATTTGTCTCTTAATCGGAGTACATTTTTAGTTCTTGTGAATAAGACATGTAGAAGGATTAACTGCTTATTTTCATATACCTCTAAGTATATATTTAAGCAATTGTTCCAATTCTGGCTGCAACTACAACTTCATTGTTAACATCGTCAACAACTTTTATGTCTTTGATTTCGTACATCCCAGTGGATGTGATTTCATTTGACGATGTTCCTGTAACTCTGTCATAGTATTTGTAAGATTTTTCCAAGATTTTGACAACAACCATTCTTGTGTCATAATCCTTTGATACAACAACATCTCCTACTTTAACTTCAGAATCTGTGTTGAATGCATACCTCTTCAAGTTTCTGTTAGTTATTACACCAGCAGCAACTGAATTAGTATAAACGACAAAAATTGTTTTTTTCATTTGATTAATAATTTAGTTAGTACTATGTGGAGGTGGTGGGAATCGAACCCACGTCCAACAATATTAATGATAATTATATCTACGACAATATTCCGTTATCTACGGACAAGCGGGACTGAGGACAGTCTTGCTCCACCATCTGCATTAGTAAACATAAATGCAGAAAATTGCGTATGCTGTATTCTGTTCCAAGGTTATCAGCACCCGGCTCATTCTACTTACGCAGCGGCTTTTAAAGCCTGAGCAGGAAACATATTAACTACGTTGTCCTTTATTGATTGTGGTTCTTTATGGTAATAACCAATACCTGTCGCAATAATTACTTTCACACTGCTGTCAAAACCAAGGTCACCCCCATTTTGAAATTTGTGTAGATTACTCTTTTATATAAAGTTTAATCACTTGATATGATCCTCTGGGTAAATGGCATACTATAGCCATATTAGCATCTTCTTCTGACATATATTCAGTTGCGAATACTATACCACCTTTCATAGAAACTGATATGTTACTTATAAACATATCATATTCTTGTTGATAGTATTTATTCCAACCAAGATCTTTAATGACGTATCTTATTTTCATAATTGTTAGTTATTAAATGACGATTGCATTCTGGCACGGCTCTATGAGCTATTATTGAGCATACCAGAGTATCTCAGCGTGTTTTGTTGCAATCATTTTAAATAACTGCTTTATTGATTCTTTCGGTCACTTTTCTTTTTATATGAGATATGTATCATCTCTAACCGTATCATTACCAATACCGGACAGTCATTACTCCGGTTGCTTACTGATGATAATTAGCATCAGCAGCTTCACCCCTTTTGTTATAGTCTTGAGGGCACTCTGACTTATCTCCACCTGCAACAATCCTGATTGGTATATTTATCCTCAATATCATCCATTAAAACATGTTTTGGTCTGATACGGGATTCAGGCATAATCCAATCAAGATTTTCAGGCTTCTTTATTCTCTTAACCTCAGGTACTATATCCTCAACTTTTGTTATTGGATTTATACACTCAGACAGAAAATGAATTGCCTCATCAATGTTATCGAAGCTCCTTTCATCAGTATCAAGGAGAAACAGAATATCCGATTTGTGATTATCAGTCACAATTCTTGGATCACTGTTGTACCGGATTGTGTAATTTGGAATGTGTCCCATGATGCTCTGTGCGTTTTACAAATTCAAACTTGTGTCCCTGACATTGTGCAAATGCTACTTTGTCTTTGAATCTGTGGAAAAGAATGTCTGCAACCTCTTCCTTGGATTCTACGTCAAATGTGACTGTAGTTTTTCCAAAGAACTTTGCATAACTCTTTTTAAAATGCACGACAAGCTTCACAGGTGCACCAAACTTGTGCTCTTTCCAATCTCCTTTCAGAACCTGATTCTTTATAGGCTCTGCTGTACGCTTTGTGTTCTTACCTGCTCTTACGAAATTCATATCAGCAGGAATAAATACTGGTGGACGTAAATTTTCTTTGACCATCAGTTCATCATCATTCACATTGACAGGAAACAGAAGTGTCTCATTCACTATATTACGCAGTGAATAACACTTCCCATCATTTGCAGCGTAGACTTTTTCGATACTCTTGTTTTGAGACAAGAATTCATTGAACAGTCTTCGGAGCTGCACATGTACTCCTCTTTTTGTGAATACAGGGTCGTCACCAATTAGTGCAATAACTTTTGCACTACCTAATTTGTCAAGTAAAAACTTAACAAACCCACCATAGAGTTTTTCCTTGAAAAAGTCTTGGTAGTTGTTGTCATCGTTGTTCATGTGGAGGGTTAATTCCGGGTAAAGCTGTAGCAGCATCGAGAATGACATACTGAATGTATCCATACTCATCACTGCCAACAGTATAAATTAAATGGTTTCCTCTTCTCTCAACTTTGCCTAAACCATATTCGGCATTGAGAAGCAGATTTTTTCTTCTGTCGGGATCTGCATTACCGATTACGATTTTTCTCGCATTCTGAAAATCAGCTATAGGACCTTTGTTATCCTGTCTGCGTTGCTGAAGCTGTTTGTAGGTATTGTTATCCATTATATATTATGTATTGGTTAGAGTCAAATTAAAAGAGAGAACCTCCTCGGTTAGGGGTGGAAGAGGTCTCTCCCGGTTGAATAATTGATTTAGACAAACCTATTTATTTACGTAGGCGTTTATCCAATTCCCACGCACCATAACTATCAGATTGCTATTATCACAACCTTGGATGCAATCCGACGTTATTTGTTTACCCTCTTTCTTTTCTTCTTGGGTGTAGAATAGACTACTGGTGCAATAATGCCTGCCAGCAAGTCAAATAATTCCTTTGATTCCATTTCATTTATGATTTGGATGGTTCACCGAATAATACACCTATACCTGCAAAAGGATTAAGTTTAGGCTCTTCAGGTAATGTTTTACGATATTCAGTATCCAGACAGCATGAAGGAATTAATCTTTCTTGCTTATCTGAACACATGAATAATCCTATTCCGGGATCAAGAGTCCATTTAATGAACTCTTTAACAGTATACTTTGCAAATCCTTTTCTGAATTGTACAAAGAAACCGTTATAGGTGAAGTTTTGTACCTATGATATCATTCTCTTGTAAATTTTAAAGGTGGAATGTCGTATCTGATTGGTTTAATTGTATATCCTCTCATCATCCTTCCCCACATAATATCCTGATCATTTGTGAAGTATGAAATGAAATTAAGGAAATACGTATCGTTCTTCGCTTGCACTCTTAAGGTATCACCATCCATTACAGATGATAATATTGTGTAAGTACAAGTATTACATGTACTGCTGTGGTCATTATAAGCAATATTGATAGCAGTATTGTTATTCACAACCAACTTAATGGTAGGATAAGAGTAACCAGAATAATATTCCCATATACCATTGAATGAGAATTCATCTGCAGGATCATTTGGTTCACATGAGATAGTGATAGCTATGATCAGGGTCGTTAACAAGATTAGTTTTTTCATTATATATTATGTTATTGGTAAGTCAAGTAAAATAATTCCCGGCAGTACACACTTCATATCAAGAGCATCCTCTGACATGTGAGTTCCAGAGCAACTAACTGCGTGTGTCCACGTGGTTACTCGTATCCTCTCCGGGAATTATTAGTTTGTTTACATCTCGGCAAATATTGATATTGACATTAATGATACACCAATACCAAAACATATAACTGATGTTGGATCAGATAATATACCGAGAAGAAAGAATATTAGTCCTGTTAGGAATAATATCTTTGTTTTCTTTTGAACTTTCATAACTGCATATATTCTATCCAAGATTCATATTCTGAGCCTTTATAGAGAATGATGCAATCCTGATGACATCTGCGAACAAGGTTTTCAATTGATACATTCATTATGTCAGTTAAAAACTCTTTAGTCTTGAGATAGTCACGATTGTTAGTTGGATCACTGAATTCAACGATTACTAACGACTGAGAACCTGCAACAATGTTTGTCATAAGGCTATATTATATTATGTTGAGTGAATTAACAAAAGGTGAAAAAGACTGAAAAGGTAGAGGTGTGGATGAGGTAGCTCACTCACACCTTCTAACCCTGTATCAATCAGTTTGTTAGAGCTATGTATGTAAACATAAAGAAGAAAAAACCCGTTGGTTATTCACGAAGGCGGGTTGACCTCCGAGCACACTGCACCTATCGGTGAGCCTGCCGACAACACAGCGATTAACGTTTGAGTGAGAGCCACTTAAGCATAATCTCTTCACCTGTTTCGGGGTTAACGAACGGACGTTCAGTAACAGCGAACTGTGAAGGGTCAAGAGTGATGACTGTGTCTACATCAACCTTCACACTGTCAGCCTTAACTGCAGCATAATAGGTCTCTGACTGACGCATTGTGCCAAGCACTGTCTCAATCTCAACTCTGTGTTGCATTTTGACGATACGATTACCATTGCTGGTGATATCGCCAACCTTTACGATAGTAAAGTCCATAGCAACTGTGACGGGGACACTCCCAACGCCAAAACTTAGTGGGGGTCCTATTGTAGGTCCTCAGTACGAGCGTGTTACAGAAAAATTTTTTATTTTTTCCAAAAAATCAAATTTTCTTTGGGGGTTATTCTTAAAATAAGTATCTTTACAAAATAAACTTAAATTATTAAAATATGCCTTACAAAACACCTTATTCAGAATGGTCTGAAGAAAGAAAGATCAGACACAGAAATAATACAAAAAGATGGAAAAAAGCTCATAGAGATAAACATCTTGAATTCAAAAAGAAATATTATCGAACTCATAAAGAACAATGGAAACATAATTATAAATATAAGATCGGATTGAAATATGGAGTTACAGAAGAAGAATTTAATAGAATGAGAACAGAACAAGAGTTTAAATGTAAGATTTGTGGAAAACATGAGAATGATCAAGTAAGAAGATTATCTCTTGATCATGATCATAAAACCGGAGAAATAAGAGGATTGCTTTGTGATAATTGTAATGTTGGATTAGGAAACTTTCAAGACAATCCAGAAATTTTACAATCTGCCATAAATTATCTTCAGAAAAATTTTGAAAACTTCTCTGATTGTCATATATTTGTATCCGAAGAAGAAACTAAATCAAATAAATATGATAGGCTTAATTGAATCAACAGAGAAGTTGTTCGCAGAAGCTCTTGCGACAATGAAGAAGAAGAATGCTGACTATGCAGGAGATTCTGATTCTATGAAGAATTTTCAGATATCAGCACAAGTTGCTAACGTTAAAATGTCACAAGGTATTCTGACAAGATTGACAGATAAGACGACAAAGATAGGGAATTTGATAGTAAAAGAAGGTGCTGTCAAAGAGGAGTCGATATTTGACACTGTACAGGATCTTATTAATTGTGCAGCTATCCTGCACTATGCTCTTCAGATGGAACGTAGAGAAGCTACTTACAGGATTGATGAGAAGGTGAGTATAGAAGAACTACAGAAAAGATATATTGCCGGAATTGATCCTATAACAGGTCAGGATGTGATTTTCGAGAGAAAATAAAATCGCACAAAGAAAAAAGATAATGCCAAACTTAAAAAGTAATCATAGAGAACAGTTAGTATATAAGAAATATACTGATTTGGGATATGAATGTTTGACTAAAGGATATCCTGATTTCTGTTTCTATAACGGAGATAAAGTTATTTTTGTTGAAGTTAAGAAGAAGGAACAGATGTACACTATGAAGAAAGGACTTGCGAAACATCAACAGAAAATGATCAATATTTTTAAAGGTCTTGGATTAGACGTTAGAATTGAGTATATTGAGTGAAATATCTAAAGTAAAACGTGAACACAAAGAAAGGTAGCACCAAAGAAAAAGGTGGGTGTTTTTAATTACAAGAATTAAATTCACTGCGTTCAGCTGCGAAGTTAATTAAAATATTTGACATTTCCAAATCTTTTAAAATATTTCTGAAAACATTTGCATATTAAAGAAAAGGGTTGTATATTTGTAATGCCTATTAATTGGTTAGACAATTAATCATTTACACATTTCTCTGTAACAAACCCCTGCGTCCTGTGGGGGTTTTTACATTTCCCGGTGCTCATGTTTTGTAGAGGGTGGAAATAAACTATGGAAAAAATTTTGTTTGTATAATAAAATATATTACTTTTGTCAAAACAGAATAGGGATGAAGAAAATAACAGAGATCATTGGTTCAGTTGACGAAGTATATCTTGACAAGCTTATCTACCTTGACAGGCTTCTTAAACTGTACGCAAAGTTTATGAAGGACTACCATGACGCTTATGTAAGAGTGGATGGTGAGAAGATCTTCGTGAGGTTCTCAAAGATCAACAACTACGGGTACATGAACTGGACCGAGAGAGAGTTTACGGTTGAGGAACTTCCTGAGAGGATCAATAAGTACAGGGAGAAGATAAAGTATGAATTCAAGAACCGTCATGCCAATACCCGTCTGCTTCGTGAGAAGGAAATCATCAAATGGAAAAAAATCATAGAAGATGCCAAAATTCAAATGTCAGAATGAGAAGTGTGAAAGCTTCGGTAAGGAAGAATATCATCCAAGGATATGTTATACTTGGAATGAGAAGTTAATGAGGTTTGAGTGCGAACACAGTTTCTGCCCTGTATGCGGAGAGTTCAGAGAACCCGTAAAGGAGTATGCAGGATTTACGGAAGCGTGGTTTAAGGCTGAGTCAAGCCGGAATTACAATAACAAGACAGTTAAACAACACGATTGGGATCGTGATGCCGTAAAACAGACAGACCTTAAAATCAGTAAGAAATAACCATTAAATTTAATAATATGAAAGAAGAAGAAGTAATCAATGAAGAGGTGAAGAATGAAGAAGCTCCTGAACAGAGAATTCCTACACAGGAAGAAATAAGGAGAATGAGAAAACAAGCTGCACTGGATCTTGCAGAGTACAAGAAAAGGCTCAGGGAATCTGTTGAAATGAAAAGACTGCAGGTTGAAGAACTTGAACTGAATATCAAGTACTACCATGTAAGACAGGAGCACAAGAAAGTTCAGTTGCTGATTCAGGAAGAAGAAGCAAAGGAACGTGCCGAAATGCAGAAAGCAAAACAAGTTGCTGAAAAAAGAGCAGCAAAGCTTGAGGTTGTGAAAACAGGGAAACCGAGAACCGAAGAAGAAATTGAGAAGGCTAAAGAAGAAGTTCAATAACTTTCATTATATTTGTAAATGGAAGTAAGAGTACTGGAACACAGAGAAAGCGAATTCGTTGAGCGTCTGAAAACGACGCTTAACGAAGCTTTCAATCCTATCGGAATGAGCTTCGATATAAATTATTTTATAGGAGAAAGTACTGCAAACAAAGGCAAGCTCCTTTGTTTTATTATACAATGCTCAAAGACAGGAATCATATATGAGAAAATAATTGAGATGAAACCTCATGAAACTCCAATGGATGTTGAGGATAATTTTGTCGATATGATCGTTGGTGAATTGCTCCTTTCGGGAGTGACTTTCTTGAACATTGAAAAGATACGCACGTTTAATCCCCTGTTTAATAAGCAGAAGTTAAAAGAGCAAATAAAAATGAACTAATGGTTTTTAACATAAATACAAATCCTGAAAAATATTTTCATCAGCTTATAGAGATATTAAGGGTCTTTGCACCATTCAACACTTTAAGAAAGAGACAACGAGAAGTATTTGCAGAGATTTTGTACTATACTCATAAGTTTTCAGGTAAGGACGACGAAGTAACAAACCGACTGGTGTTTGACTTCAAAACAAGAGAGGAGATCTCAGAAAAATTAAAGATATCAAAAGCGAATCTTTACAATATATATAAGGAACTAAGGCAAGCCGGATTGTTACTGAAAGAGAAAGATGAAATTAATCCAAAATTTAAATATACCTACCTACAACATCCTGAGATTGGATTTAGATTCAAGTCGGAAGACGTTGTACAGTAGAATATACGAAGGATCTGTTGACGAAGTTGTAAACTGGGCAATAGACCTTTCTGTATTAATGAAAAAATGGGTGAAGGACCATCCTTTGTATGAATACGAGATGGTAGTGGAGGATACTAAACTTTATTTAACATT